GGATGACCATGGCTAAAACCAAGAGTCGCCAGTATTATGCCTACCCTGTATCAGGGCAAAGGCGGGCGACAATTGGTTCACCGTGGGTGCCATATTCCAGTCCCGGCGATGATACAGCCGAGACAGAGGATACCATTTCACATGGTTTCTCAAATGGAAGATGGACGGGCGGAGGAGACTGGAGTCTTTCCAGATATTCCTCTGATTGGTACCCCAAGCCTTTGAAAATCAACTCCACTCTTGTGGAGGGGACGATCAGACTTGAGGGACCAACTTCCGGAGCGCCATTACTGCCGCTCCCAGCTCACCCTACGGGGTTTGAGCTGCTAGCGATGGGTGCAACTGCCATCGCTAGGACTGAACCCACATCGCCTGTCTTCGATCTCGCCACTAACATCGGCGAGATCAGAGCAGACGGCATCCCGAATCTACCCGGACATACCGCGATGGAGACTACTCGCCTGGCCAAGAAGGCAGGCGGGGAATATCTCAACGTGGAGTTCGGGTGGCTCCCTTTGGTACGTGCCGTCCGTGACTTTGCAGCCACGGTCGACAAGTCGGACAAAATTATTCGCGAGTTTACTCAACGCGCGAATAAGCCGATCCGAAGGAGCTACGAGTGGCCCAGTGAAGAGGCCAATAGTGCGGTTGCTTGCACCCACACTATGACTCCTCCTGCTGGGTTCTTCAACGGTGGAGGACAATCCCAGCGTACGTGGAAACGTACGTGGTTCGAGGCAGAGTACATCTACTACCTCCCCATGGGACCTGGCCGTGCCGAGCAGATGCAACGGTACGGCAAGTACGCCCGAAAGCTTTTGGGCGTTGACTTGTCTCCTGAGGTTCTTTGGAACCTCGCTCCGTGGAGTTGGGCCGCCGATTGGTTCGCTAATACCGGAGACATTTTACATAATGTCTCCGCTATTACGAATGGCGGCTTGGTGATCCGGTGGGCATATGTTATGTGCCATTCCGGACGATCTGTGCTAAGACATGGCACCGCTGGAAGCGGTGGTGCTAAGTACCCACAGACTCGTGTCATGGTGACGGAATCTAAATCCCGTCGCGCTGCATCACCATTCGGTTTTGGTGTCAGCTTCGATTCGCTTTCGAATCAACAGCTGGCCATCGTCGCTGCATTGGGCTTGTCCCGGTGGTAGCGGACCGTGGCTCTGGGGGTTTAACCCAGGGTTTTTCAACCACGTGTGGATTTCATCCACTCACTCAACACAAAGGATGACCAATGTTCGCAGATCCAACGATCACGATCAACTCTGTCGCCCAGTCCCTTAAGAGGACTGGGATGGGGCCCAACGCGGGCTCCTTTCAGACAAACGACGGCACCCATAAGCTTGCTATTTCCCACACTGTGGGTCAGAGCAATCAGCGGATGATCCGTCTCGATCGTGTTCAGACCGTGGCGAGTCCCCTTACCACGGGGGAGTTCCTTGAGGTGCCGGATTCTGTCTGGCTTGTCTCACGGACCCCCCGTGCAGGGTATCTCACCGTGGCCCAGCAGAAGCAACTGGTGGACGGCTTCCTTGCCTTCCTTCAGCTGTCTTCTGGGGCTGCTATCACCTCCCTCCTGGGAGGCGAGAGCTAGCCGGAAGGGGTTAACAACCCTTCCAATCTGCGATGCGTTGGTCTAGGCATTCGACCACCTCTGTTAGGAGGGATCGATGAGAAGACTGACGACCTTGTGGAGAGAGCTGGCCCATGAAAGGGCCAGCTGGTGCGGTACTAGTGCCATCCGTGACATTAAAACCGTCACGGATCGGGTCGAAGCGGAAGGTGAGTCGTTTTTGACGATCTCACTGCCCCGGTTTTGCAAAGCGTTTGAACGCGCTTTGGAGACCGGAGCCCTTGACTACACTCTCTTCGCTGGATTTTCACGAAGGAGAGGTCTCCCTGAATTCCTTCAGGGTTTCCTTAGTCAAATCTTCGACCCATCTGGTGCACTGCTCAACGAACCAAGTGTTGAATGCATCGATGCCGTCCGCTTTTTAACAAGCGTGTTCGGCAAGATCGAGCGCAGCGCCTCACCGAGGCGTGTAGCTCGCGCAATGCGGCAGTTCGTTGAGATTGAGCAGGAACTGGAAGCGTTCGATACCAATAGCTTGGAGGAAATTCTTCCCCTCTTTCGCCAAGCATCGACGCTCCTATGGGCTGATGTCTTTTCACATGTCGAGAACACAATCCTCGACAAGCATCAGCTCGCTCATTCGTGGCTTGCCGGACAACTAAAGTCCGGACCTCCCATTCAACAGGAGGAGTCACACAACTTTGGAGACAGAAATGTTTCCCAAGTCACGAATGACGGACGAGGCTCAACTCTCAAGATCTCCGTCGACCCCATGGACATCGTCCTGGGTATCGACAAGAGGATGAGAGAAGAGCGGCCAAAGCCATTCTGGGGCACTTTCGTACCCCAGCGCGGCTGCCATACGGAAGGCCTGCAGTTCGAAGACAGCGATGTCGTCGATCCCAGGAACATCTTCCAGCTCGTCCCCAAGCACGGTCCCGGTGTCACTGCCGACAGGCTCAGCGGAAACGCTAAGTATTCTGTCGGTCAATGGAGTCGGAGGCTCGAGAGCGTGTTTCCTTACGGAGATTACGCTCTTCCTCAACTCGCTGATGAAGACGAGTTGGACCGTGTCCAGTTCCTCGAGCCTGGCGCTGAAGTGCCTGTAAAGGTCACTCCAGTTCCTAAGACGGACAAGACACCCCGCATCATCGCCGTGGAGCCCACTGCTATGCAGTACATGCAGCAGGCCATCATGTTCCAGGTTGTTTATCGCCTGGAGCACTGTGACGAATTTCCGCCACCCTTGGGTGGTAAGAAGTTCGACCTCGGCGGAATGTACGTCGGCTTTACAGACCAGGAAGCAAATCGCTTCCTTGCTCGCAAGGGCAGCCTCGATGGCGGTCTCGCTACGCTCGATCTGAGCGAAGCATCCGATCGTGTCTTGAATTCTCATGTGCTTCTCCTGTTCGAAAGGTTTCCTCGATTGTCTGAGGCGATCCAAGCGACCCGGAGCACACATGCGAACGTACCTGGTCAGGGAGTTATTCCCTTGTCCAAGTTCGCGTCTATGGGCTCTGCTCTCTGCTTTCCCGTAGAAGCAATGGTTTTTACAACCATTGTTTTCTGCGCGATCGCTTATGAGAGCCGTGTGCCAGTGAACCGCAAGCTCATAATGAGCATGCGGGGCAAGGTGCGCATCTACGGTGACGATATTATCATCCCCGTAGAATTTGTACCTCGAGTGATTCAGTTCCTTGAGATGTTTGGTCTCAAAGTGAACAAGGACAAGAGCTTCTGGAATGGCAAATTCCGGGAGTCTTGCGGAGGCGATTACTACGACGGTGAGTGGGTTACACCCGTTCGTCTTAGAAGTGAGCTGCCTCGATCACTCGCTGACGTTGATGAAGTGGTCGGCTTGGTGTCATTCCGGAACCTCCTTTACTGGGAAGGTCACTGGAAGACCGCCAAGGCGATTGACGACCGACTGCAGATCCTTTTCAAGGGTCGGTGGAAGGTCGTTGATCGGACCGCAGCAGGTCTCGGAAGAGAGTCCATCTACCCTTACAGGTGGGAGTACTTGTCTTCCGACGGTCTACTCGAACCCCGGATTGCAGGGGTAAGAGTTACGCACAAAACGCCGGAATCTCCAACGTCTGGTGCTGGTGCGCTGCTCAAGTTTCTGATCAAGCGCGGGGTTCTCCCCTCGCAAGATGAGAAACACCTCGAACGTCAGGGACGTCCTTTAGCGTCTCGCATCAAACTAAAGGGGATCCGTCCATATTGATTATGGGCGGCGGG